GCACTTTCACGATGCCGACCGCAACGGCGGGCAAATCCTTTGTGCTTTTGCTTAAGCAAGCGGCGGCTACTGGAAACGGAACGGCAACATTTACCGGCGTAAAATTTGGGACTGCCGGCGCTCCGACGATTACCGCAACTGCTGGCAAGATGGATATCTTGACCTTTATTGCTGACGGCACAAACTGGTATGGCTCAATCGCGCAAGGCTACACCCCGTAATGTTTGCTGCTAAAAACTTCTTTTTAGCTGGCGGGCCGGCGGCGGCTACTGCTCCAACGGCGGTTGAATACCTTGTCGTTGCTGGCGGTGGTGGTGGCGGCGGTGGGTCTAGCGGGGGCGGTGGCGGCGCGGGCGGCTTCAGGACGGCCACCGGGTTTGCAGTGGCATCAGGGACACCAATTACGGTAACGGTTGGTGCTGGCGGTGCTGGCGGTGCGGCTGGCGCTGATGCATCGCAGGGTAACGATTCTGTGTTTTCCACAATCACATCCGTAAAGGGTGACGGTGGCGGCGGCGGTGCGGCAAACTTCAACGCAAATATGGCTACCACCGGCGGGTCTGGTGGCGGCAAAGGTCTTGTTGTTAACGGAACTAATTACACTGGCGGCAACGGGACGGCAGGGCAAGGTAACAACGGCGGTGCTACATACGGATCGGCTAACTATGCCGGTGGTGGCGGGGGCGGCGCGGGGGCTGTTGGCGGCAATGGTTCTAGTGGTGTAAACGGCTCTGGTGGCGTTGGAACTGCGTCAAGCATTAGCGGATCGTCCGTAACGTATGCCGGCGGCGGCGGTTCTGGCGCAAACGTATTTAGCACAACGCCCGGTAACGGCGGCACAGGTGGCGGCGGTAACGGCGGCACAAGTTCTGGATCAAACGGAACGGCCAATACGGGCGGCGGTGGCGGTGGTTCACAAACGACAACGGGCGGCACTGGCGGCTCCGGCATTGTGATAATCCGCTACGCAGATTCCTTTACTGCGGCAGCGTCTACAACTGGCTCCCCGACAATAACGGTGGCTGGCGGCTATCGGGTCTATCAATGGACGGCTTCAGGGAGCATTACATTTTGAGCCACTTTGCTAAAGTAGAAAATGGCTTAGTCGTGCAGGTGATTGTTGTTGATAACGCAGACACAGCAACCGTTGAAGGCGTTGAAATGGAGTCTATCGGAGCTGCGTTCTGTAAAAATTTGCTTGGCGGCGATTGGAAGCAGACCAGCTACAACGGCAAGATCCGCAAGAACTTTGCCGGGATCGGATACTCTTACGACGCAGCGCGCGATGCGTTTATCGCTCCGCAACCTTTCCCGTCGTGGACGCTTAACGAGAAAACCTGCCGGTGGGAAGCGCCAGTGCCGATGCCTACAGACAATAAGCTGTATCAGTGGGACGAAACCACGTTAAACTGGGTTGAAAATAAGTAATTAAACCTTACCAGTGAGGTTCACTGGGGATTCCAAGGAATCAAGCCATGTCTGACGAAGTAATAGCGGAAGTACCCGCGCCGGAACAGGTTGCTACGGCAGCGCCTGCGCCTGAGATAGTAGCGCCGGAAGCAGCACCCGAAGGTGAACCGAAAGAGATTCCGAAGCTATTTAGCCAGGATGATCTGGATGCCGCCATCGGCAAACGACTTGCAAGAGAGCAGCGAAAGTGGGAACGCGAAGCACGGCAGGCCGAAGCACCAAAGCCCGTCCCTGTAGAGCATGTTAAGCCGGAACAGTTTACGACGACTGAGGAATACGTTGATGCATTGACGACTTCCAAAGCAGCGCAGATTGTCCAGCAGCAACAATACGCGAAACAGCAACAGGAGTTGCTTGGTAACTATCACGAAAAGGAAGAAGATGCGCGAGGCAAATACGAGGACTTTGAACAAGTTGCGTATAACCCCAAGCTACCGATTACCAACGTGATGGCCCAAACCATTCAAGCCTCGGATAACGGCCCGGATATTGCATATTATCTCGGCGCAAACCCCAAGGAAGCTGACCGCATATCTCGCCTTGAACCGTTCTTGCAGGCCAAAGAGATAGGAAGATTGGAAGCGAAGGTTGCTTCCGAACCCGTTACAAAACGCACATCCAGCGCACCTGCGCCGATTTCACCTGTTACGGCTCGCGGAGGTCACTCCGGCAATTTTGATACCACAGACCCAAGGTCAATTAAAAGCATGACCACAAGCCAGTGGATTGAAGCTGATAGAGCTAGACAAGTGAAAAAGCAGGAAGCAAGGAACCGCTAACTACTTTTAGGAGTCTTTCATGGGCAATAGCCTGCTTACCATTGATATGATTACCCGGAAATCTCTGGAAATTCTGGAGAACAATCTGGTACTTTCCCGCAACATCAACAAAGAATACGACGACAGCTTTGCCGTTGAAGGCGCCAAGATCGGTTCGGTTCTGCGGATTCGTCTGCCGGATCGCGCGCTGGTGACGGACGGTGCCGCCCTGCAAGTTCAGGACGACAACGAGCAATTCACCACGCTGACGGTTTCGACCCAAAAGCACATCGGCATTAACTTTACCTCTGCCGAACTGACGATGCAGTTGGACGACTTCGCGGAACGTGTTCTTAAACCGCGTATTAGCCAATTGGCGTCCAGTGTGGATGCTGACGTTGCCAATGCTTACAAGGCTATTTCCAACACCGTCGGTACTCCGGGCACCTCGCCGGCCACCGCGCTCGTTCTGCTGCAAGCGCAACAGAAGCTGAACGAATCGGCTACGCCTATGTCGCCGCGCTGTGCAACCGTAAACCCTGCTGCTAACGCTAGCCTGGTAAACGGCTTGAGTGGTTTTTTCAACCCGACGGCCACGATCTCCCGCCAGTTCAAGACCGGCATGATGGGTGAAGGTGTTCTCGGCTACGACGAAATGAATATGTCGCAGTCGATTGTCAACCACACCACGGGCAGTCGCGCAGGCACCATTCTGGTAAACGGTGCGGTTAGCACTCAAGGGCAAGCAACTATTAGCATTGACGGCCTTACGGGCGCAACTGACACAGTGACTGTTGGCGATGTATTTACCGTTGCTGGCGTCTATGCGGTTAACCCGCAGACCCGTCTTAGCACTGGTAGCCTGCAACAGTTTGTAGTGACCGCAGCGCAAACGGGTGTTAGCAATGCTTTAGCAAACATGGCTATCTCGCCGCCGATGTATACGGCCAGCAATGCGTTGGCAACCATTGATGCATTTCCCGCTGACAACGCTGCGGTAACATTTGTGGGAACCGCGTCTACGGTGTATCCGCAAAACTTGGCTTACCACAAGAACGCGATCACGCTGGCTACGGCTGACCTCTTGCTTCCGCAAGGTGTCGATATGGCTTCGCGTCAAGTGCATAACGGTATCTCGATGCGTATCGTGCGTCAGTACGATATTAACAACGACCGTATGCCCTGCCGTGTTGACGTGCTGTATGGCTTCAGCACCATTCGCCCGTCGATGGCCTGCCGTATCTGGGGTTGATAAAACCGCCCCCGCCTAGCGCGGGGGCATGTTAATTTTTTAGGAGAAACAATCATGGCACTAGCTTCAGTAGGTGGTGGCTATCAAAACACGGATGGCAACCAAAGCGAACAAACAATCGGCGTTCAAGCAGATGTGCAAACGGCAACCGCAACTGCAACGCTGTCTGTTGCTCAAATCACCGGAGGTATTTTGGTGGGTAACCCGTCTACCACGGCGGCGTCCTACACTTTGCCTACGGCGACGTTGATTGACGCAACAATGACCAACATGAAAACCAACAGCACTTTTGCGCTGCGGGTGATTAATCTTGGCACCAGTACCGGCCTTATTACGGTAGTTGTTGGCACGGGCATTACTGCGGTTGGTAACCTCGTTGTGGCTATCACGGGCAGCGCAGCGGGCGTTAGCGGCGCGGCAGAGTTTATGTTCCGCAAAACCGGCACGGCAGCGTATTCCGTTTACCGGGTAGCTTAAGTAACAACACCTCGCGGTGTAATAGCCGCGAGGTGGTTTTTAAGGAATATTATGGTCATCTACATGCGGCACCCCGTTCACGGTAACAAGGTCGCTATTGCGGAAGCCGAAGCGGTATACGATGAAACAAACGGTTGGGAACGCTACGACGTTGGCGTGCTGTTGCGCCCTTCGCCGCCCGAATCGGTAAACGAACTAGCAAAACCTCGCGGGCGCCCGCGTAAGGAGCTTGCGGCATGACGACCACGGCTGGCGATCAGATCAATGGCGCGTTGCGGCTAATTGGTCAATTGGCCGAAGGCGAAACGCCATCTGCGGCGACTTCGCAAGACGCTTTGACCGCAATGAACCAGATGCTGGATAGCTGGTCATCTGAGCGTTTGGCTGTATTCTCAACGCAAGACCAAGTGTTTACTTGGACGCAAAATCTTAGTTCACGAACGCTTGGGCCTACTGGCGATTTTGTAGGCAACCGTCCGGTGTTGGTTGACGATTCAACTTATTTTATTGACGTTAGCAACGGCATCAGTTTTGGCATCAAACTGATAAACCAACAGCAGTATAACGGCATTGCGGTAAAAACAGTCACCAGCACCTATCCGCAAGTCATGTTTGTAAATATGACGATGCCGGATATAGAAATGACGATTTATCCGGTGCCAACTACGGCGTTGCAATGGCACATTATTAGCGTCAACGAGTTGGCTGAACCGGCTACGCTGATAACCGATCTAGTCATTCCTCCCGGCTATCTTCGGGCGTTTCGGTTTAACTTGGCGTCTGAGATTGCTGCTGAGTTTGGCGTTGAGCCGCCGCCCCAAGTGCAACGGATTGCAATGAGCAGCAAGCGCAACATCAAGCGGATTAATAACCCCGACGACGTGATGAGCTTGCCGTATAGCATTGTAGCAACTCGCCAACGGTTCAATATCTATAGCGGCAATTACTAAGTGAAGTCGCCCATCTTAGGCGGTAGCTACGTAACCCGGTCGGTCAACGCCGCCAATAACCGCATGGTCAACTTGTTTCCCGAAGTGGTGCCGGATGGCAGCGGCGGGAAAGAGGCGGGCTTTCTGATGCGGTGCCCAGGCTTGCGTTTGCTTGCAACCGTGGGCGACGGGCCGATCCGTGGGTTGTGGGTGACCAACGGCGTAGCCTATGTGGTGTCCGACGATAAGTTTTACAGCCTGACTACCAATTGGGTTGTCACCCTGCTTGGCACCGTAACCGGCAGCGGCCCGGTTAGCCTGGCAGACAACGGCACGCAGATATTCATCGCCTGTAATCCGCTGAGTTACATCTACAATACATCTACGGCGGTGTTTGCCCAAATTACGGACGATGACTTTCCCGGCGCTGGCTCGGTTGGTTATCTAGACGGTTACTTTGTATTCAACGAGCCAAACTCGCAAAAGTTTTGGGTGACTAGCCTGCTAGACGGCACTTCAATCGACCCGTTAGATTTTGCCAGCGCAGAAGGCTATCCCGACGATGTGATAGCCTTGATTGTAGACCACCGCGAAGTGTTCTTGTTTGGCAATACCAGCGTTGAGGTTTGGTATGACGCCGGAACGCCGGACTTCCCGTTAGCGCGGATTCAAGGCGCATTTATGGAGGTCGGCTGTGAAGCTGCGTATTCGGTAGCCAAGCTAGACAACAGCGTGTTTTGGTTGGGTTCAGACGCCAGAGGCCGTGGCATTGTCTACCGCGCCAACGGCTACACGCCCGCGCGGATATCGACCAACGCTATCGAATACATCATTCAAAGCTACGGCAACATTACCGATGCAATTGGCTATACCTACCAGCAGGACGGGCACCCGTTCTACGTGCTGATATTCCCGTCTGCGGGGGCTACATGGGTTTACGACGTGTCCACGCAACTGTGGCATGAACGCGGCGCGTTTGAAAACGGGCAATTTACTCGTCACCGCAGCAATTGCCAAATGTCGTTTAACAACGAGATTGTAGTGGGCGACTACGAGGACGG